CTAAGTTAAGAGGCGGTGGAGCTCGTGCCAATCAGTTCAGAGTCACAATGCCTTTCCCAGGTTATGCAAGTGTAGGTGGTGAAACAGAAACAATGAGTTTCTTAACTACATCTACATCATTACCAGGTATGACGGTTGCTGAAGTAGCAATACCATTTAGAGGTAGGGAGTTATATGTAGCAGGTGATAGATCATTTGCAACATGGACTACAACTATCTTAAATGATACTAACTTCTTAATCAGAAACGCATACGAAAGATGGTTAAACGGTATCAACAATATGTCAGATAACGAAGGATTAGTAAATCCTGTTGATTATCAGGTTGACGCATTTGTTGATCAGTTAGACCGAAATGGTAATGTGATTAAATCATACACATTCAGAGGAATGTTTCCAACAACTCTGGATGACATTGCGTTATCTTATGGTGACAATAACTCGGTAGAGAGTTTTACTGCCACTCATAGATACCAATACTTTGAAACAAATACTACTACTTAATATCCATATAAGTATTAGTAATAGGAGATAAATTATGGCTGAGCTGTTTGGGTTTAAGATAGAGCGTTTAAAAACTCCATCAACCGATCCAAGACAAAATATAGTCCCACCTCAAGCAGACGACGGAACACAAACCGTCCCTGCTGGTGGGTTTTTTGCGTCTTATGGCGGATTTGATGTAAGTGCTAGAAACGAATTAGACCTTATAAGAAGATATAGAGAAGTCGCTTTGCATCCCGAGTGCGATCTTGCAATTGAGGATATAGTATCAGAAGCGATTGTATCTAATGAGAATCAGCAATCTGTTCAATTAGATTTGAGTAAGATTGAGTATAGTGATTCAGTAAAGAAAAAAATAAGAGATAGTTTTAGTGAAGTATTAAAACTATTACAATTTGATATAAAAGGACACGATATATTTCGTAGATGGTATGTTGATGGTAGATTATTCTATCACAAGATTATTGATAAAGAAAGTCCTAGATTAGGAATATCTGAAATAAGATATATTGATCCTAGAAAAATTAAGAAGATAAGAGAAATTAGAAAGCAAAGAACAGATGGCATGCCGTCTTCATTTGCATTTGAGAATAAGTTCCAAGAGTATTACATCTTTAACGAAAGAGGAATACACCCAACTGCAACATCAAACGCAGGTGGTTTGAGAATTGCTACAGACGCTATTGCATATTGCCCTAGTGGTCTTGTAGATCAAACTCATAATCAAGTTTTATCTTATCTACACAAAGCAATTAAACCAGTCAATCAATTAAGAATGATTGAAGATAGTTTGGTTATCTATAGATTATCAAGAGCACCAGAAAGAAGAATATTTTATATTGATGTTGGAAATCTACCAAAAGTGAAGGCAGAGCAATATCTAAAAGAGGTAATGAATCGTTACCGTAATAAACTCGTTTACGACGCACAAACTGGAGAAGTTCGTGATGACCGTAAATATATGAGTATGATGGAAGATTTTTGGCTACCAAGAAGAGAAGGTGGAAGAGGAACTGAAATCACAACTTTACCTGGTGGACAAAATCTAGGTGAATTAACTGATATTGAATACTTCCAAAAGAAACTATATCGTGCATTAGGTGTTCCAGAATCAAGAATCGCATCTGATGGTGGATTTAACTTAGGAAGATCATCTGAAATCTTGAGAGATGAACTTAAGTTTAGTAAGTTTGTTGGAAGATTAAGGAAGAGATTTGGAAATATGTTCAATGACATGTTGAGAACTCAATTAATTCTTAAAAATATTGTTACTCCAGAAGATTGGGATACAATGAGTGATCATATTCAATATGATTTCTTATATGATAATCAGTTTGCAGAACTTAAAGAATCTGAAATGATGAATGAAAGATTAGGTCTTGCTGCAACTGTTGAACCATATCTTGGTAAGTACTATTCAACTGAATATCTTCGTAAGAAAGTTCTTCGTCAATCTGATACAGAAATCAAAGAAATTGATGAACAAATTGAACAAGAAATTAAAGATGGTATTCTTCCAGATCCAAGTGCTGTTGATCCAATTACAGGAGAACCAGTAGATGGTGACTTGGGTGATGTTCCAATGGATGATGATTTAGAATCTCAAGGTGCAGTAACTGATGCTCAATTAAGTAAGGATACAAAATCAGCAGAAATTTAAGTGCAATTTATACATTTAGCAGAGGGTGCATATCCGAAGGAATCATGCACTTATCTTATAGATTTTTTTGAGACAAATATCAATCTAGCAGAACCCGGTAGAGCAGGAAATAAAAGATTAAATAATCTTGAAATTTGTTTAGATATTGATTTTAGAAATCCTAATTCAAATATCTTTGGATTAGAAAATACGTTAGAAAATATTTTATTTCAATATAAACAAAAATTTCCTTTAATTAATTCAAATATTGGAAGATGGCATGTAAGTCCAACTTGTCAATTAACAAAATATGAACCAAATAATTATTATGAACATATTCATTGTGACGTTGGTAAGACTTGTCGGAATCGAATTTTTGCATGGATGATATATTTGAATGATATTAAAGAAGGTGGTGGAACACATTTTATACACCAAGACTTTACAACTGAACCGATTTGTGGTAATCTTTATATTTGGCCCGCAGGGTGGACACATATGCATGTTGGAGTGAATGCACCTTACGAATCAAAGTATATCATTACTGGATGGGTGGAATACATTTGAACCACTAAAAAAGTAGAGATATAAATAAAATATATACCTAATCTAAATATGGAAAACATTATTGACATGATTGCGATGGATTCTGAACCTGCAAAGGTTTCAGATGAACTTAAGGATCTACTGTATCAAAAAGCTGCTAAAAGGGTTGAAGACATTCGACCTGAGATTGGTAATGCAATGTTTGATGAAATTGAAGATGAAGTTGAGGTAGACACTGAACCACAAGAGGAAGAATAATGACTCAAAGAACTCTTGTAAAGGGAGCAGAAGAAGCACTTGGAACAAACGCTGGAGCAGCAAAAACATTTTCTGGAGCAACAGTTGTTCGTTTAGTTAATACTGCTACTGGTGCAGATCACTTAGTGACTCTTGCATCTGCAGTAAGTGGTAGCACTGTAGGATCCTTTACATTACTAAGAGGCACTGTAGAGTTCTTGGAGAAAAATCCAGAACAAGCTGTGTTTGCTGCCAACGCTGCTGTGAAAGGTGCAAAAGTAGGATTTACTGGTTAAACAAATGAAACTAATTACAGAAGAAGTCCAAAAAGTTAAGTTTATTTCTGAGGGCAAAGGAGCAAATAAAAAGTTGTATATTGAAGGTGTTTTCTTACAAGGAGATATCAAAAATCGCAACGGAAGATTATATCCTGTAAGCACCCTTGCAAGAGAAGTTGGAAGATATAACGAACAGTTTGTTAACAAAGGAAGAGCACTTGGAGAACTCGGACATCCAGATGGCCCTACTGTTAACTTAGATCGTGTATCTCATAAGATAACTTCACTTCGTCAAGAAGGTAAAAACTTTATTGGTAAAGCACAATTACTTTCAACACCAATGGGTAAGATTGCATCTAACTTAATTGGAGAAGGAGTTACCCTCGGAGTCTCGTCTCGTGGTGTCGGTTCACTAAAAGAAGACACTGCATCTGGATGTAAAGTAGTTGGTGAAGATTTTATGTTAGCAACTGCTGCTGACATCGTTGCTGATCCATCAGCACCTGATGCTTTTGTATCAGGAATTATGGAAGGAAAAGAGTGGGTTTGGGAAGGAGGAATTCTTCGTGAACAACTTGCTTCACAAACAAAAAAGAAGATTAACACTTTAGTTGATCAAAATGTTTTAGATGAGCATAAACTTGGATTATTCCAAGATTTCTTAGCAAATCTGTAACATTATAAATAAATACAGATTATTTTAAATCTAATATTCAAATGTCCGTTGGTCAAAATTAAACGAAATGGAAAATGTAGTAACCAAAGGGGCAAAATCGGCAGATCCAATGCCAAAATTGTCCTTAACAACTCCCGGTCAAACTGGGTCTTATGAGGATTTAGGAGGCCCTACTCCTGAGAACTCAAAGCCTGATGATGATTCAAACAAATTGAAAACACCCGGAACAACCTTAAAACAGGTTAAGGATATTGTCTCTAAAGGTGCAAAACCTGCAGATCCAATGCCAGCGGGCATGAAGGAAGAGGAAGAAGTTGAAGGCGATGTTGTCGCTGAAACTGAAGTCTCTGAAGACGAAGTAGTTTCTGAAGAAGAAGCAACTGAAACTGAGGAAACTCAAGAAGTTGTTGCTGAAGAAGAAGCAACTGAGGAAGAAACTGAAGAAGAAATTGTTGAAGAGGAAGAGATTGACATCGAAGCAGATGTTAAAGCACTTCTCGAAGGCGAAGAACTTTCAGAAGAATTCCAAAATAAAGCAAAGACAATCTTTGAAGCAGCAATTAAATCAAAACTTGCTGATGTAAGAGAAAGTGTCAAAGCTGAATACGAAGAGCAACTTGTAGAAGAAGTTGCTGCTATTAAATCTGAACTTGAAGATAGAGTTGACTCATACCTTGAGTATGTGGCAGACGAGTGGATGACAGACAATCAAATTGCTGTTGAATCCGGTCTCAAGTCAGAAATGACTGATTCATTCTTAAATGGAATGAAGAGTCTTTTTGAAGAACATTATGTATCTGTACCTGAAGACAAATATGATGTCATCGAGAGCATGGTAGATAAACTTGATGAAATGGAAGGTAAACTCAACGAGCAAATCGAAAAGAATATTGCTCTGAACAGGAGATTAGCCGAGTCCTCTGCAGATGTTGTTTTTGGTGAAGTCACCGAAGGATTAGCAGCAACTCAGAAAGAAAAACTTGCAACCCTTGTAGAGAATGTTGAGTTTGAAAGTGAAGCAGACTATCGTGAGAAACTAGTTACATTAAAGGAATCTTATTTCCCAAGTAACGCTGGAGCTCAAAGAGACAAGTCGGAAAATCTATCTGAAGAAACTAACACTCCAAACTATCAGGATATTTCCAGTTCAATGGAAAGATATCTTCAGACAATGAACCGAGTGTCTAAAAAGTGATTTTTATATCATATATTCAAACAATCAACCCAAGAGGTAAAATTTAAATGCAAGCCCCTATTAATCAGGAAGCTCTTGCAGAAAAGTGGGCACCCCTTCTTGACTATGATGGATTAGATCCAATCAAAGATAATCACAGAAGAATGGTGACTGCAGTTCTCCTAGAGAACCAAGAGCAAACAATGAGAGAGGAAGCACAATTCCTTTCTGAGCAACCAACAAACGTAACCGGTTCATCTGGTGCAACTGCTGGTTTCTCTGCTGGAGCAACTGCAGCAGGCCCTGTTGCTGGTTTCGATCCAGTATTAATAAGTCTTATCAGACGTTCAATGCCAAACTTGGTCGCATATGACCTTGCTGGTGTACAACCAATGAGCGGCCCAACAGGACTTATCTTCGCAATGAGATCTAGATTTACATCTCAGAGTGGAGCAGAAGCACTATTCAACGAACCAGATACAGCATTCTCAGCACAGCATCCAGACGGAGGAAACGACGTTTCTGCTGGTTACACACAGAATGAAGGTGCGTTGACAGGTGGAGCAGTTGGTTTCGGTACTACAGGTGGTACTCAGCAAACTAACCCTGCTGCACTAAACCCAGAAGGTTCACAGCAACATAACACATACGTAACTGGTCGTGGTATGGACACTGAGGACTCTGAAGCACTAGGTACATCTGGTAACGAGTTCAACGAAATGGCATTCTCAATCGAGAAAGTCACCGTGACTGCGAAGTCCAGAGCACTAAAGGCAGAGTATAGTTTAGAACTTGCTCAAGACCTTAAGGCAATCCACGGATTGAATGCTGAAGCAGAACTTGCAAACATTCTTTCAACAGAGATTCTTGCAGAGATCAACAGAGAAGTTATCAGAACAATCTATAAGGTTGCTGAGTCTGGTGCACAAACAAACGTTGCAACAGCAGGTGCTTTCGACTTAGACACAGATTCCAACGGAAGATGGTCAGTTGAGAAGTTCAAAGGTTTGATCTTCCAAATCGAAAGAGATGCTAACGCAATCGCACAAAGAACTCGTCGTGGAAAGGGCAACATGATCCTATGTTCCGCAGACGTTGCTTCAGCATTAACAATGGCAGGTGTACTAGATTACACTCCAGCGTTAAATGCAAACTTAAATGTAGATGACACAGGCAACACATTTGCTGGTGTTCTTGCAGGTAAGTTCAGAGTCTACATCGACCCATATGCTGCAAACGTTGCTGCTTCACAATACTATGTTGTTGGTTATAAAGGTACTTCACCTTATGACGCTGGATTATTCTATTGCCCATATGTTCCACTACAAATGGTGAGAGCAGTTGGTCAAGATACTTTCCAACCAAAAATCGGGTTTAAGACTAGATACGGAATGGTTCAAAACCCATTTGCTAACACTTCTGCTGACGGTAGTATTGATATTACAGCACCTGCTGCTGCAAATCAAAACTTCTATTACAGAAGGGTACAGGTTACTAACTTGATGTAATCTCGTTAGTTGCTTATGCAACAGAATAAAAGAGGGGGGTCTTTTGATCCCCCTTTTTTTTACGGTTATAAATAATAGTATGAACATAAAAGAAAAGTTATTTTTATTCTCAGTATTATCAAAGAATGCTATCTTTAAAACTAAGAGATGGTATGAGAGTATAAGATCAGGCAAAAATCGTCTTACAAAAGATAGTGCCTACAATGCCTCTCTGCCTAATCATTTTACACCAATGTTAGAAGAAGATAGATATGGCGATAGATCAGATGCCTTTGATAAAATCATAGCACAAACACATAAACATTTTTGGGATCCTAATGATACAAAATATATCAATTATGATATAGACTTTGCAATGGATAGTCAGTATCTAGTTAACCCTAGAATATTCTGTTTAGAATTACAAGTGCCGTCTATTGCAGAAAGACTT